CTAATAAACATACTGGAAATCTTACAACTGGTTTCAAACTAGGACCAGTAAAACATATCAATGGCGTGTATTTGGAAGAATTTATGGCAGAGGGAAAAACAAAAAGGAAAAATCCACACTGGCACTTAGTGGAAAATGGTCACGAGATCATAACACCATTTAAAAAGAATGGAAAAAAGCTTAAAAATGGCGGCAAATGTGTTGGTTTCGTCCCTGGAAAAAGAATTGTATCAGCAGTTTTAAAAAACTGGGGCGGAAAACACGAGGAACGACTCAGAAGAGTATTACAAAGAGTAAAGGATGATGCTGGACTATGATCACGATTGATGACATGAAAAAAGCGGTCGTAGCCGCATTAAATGAGAACTTTGATTATCCATGTTACGAATTTGGAGTCGTAGAACAAATGGAATATCCGTGTTTCTTTGTACGAATCACGGAAAATGGAGAGCTATACACGAAAAACAGGTATCAACAGCGTTACGCTGTAGAAATTGTTCTTATGCATGAAAGAGGCGAGCATGGACAGGAAATCAAAGTATTGAAAGATATTGAAAAAATAAAGCAAATCTTTTTATTTGCGATGCAGACGGAAAAGAAAAAGGTTCCGATCATGAATTTTGAAATGGAATACACCGGAGAACGTGGAAATGTTCCACGGATCACATTTGATTCAGAATTCCTGGACGACTTATACAAACCATCGGATGCACCGCTAATGAAAGAATTAGAAATGAAGGAGGACCTAAACAATGGGAATGCCAAGCATTAACATTATATTCAGAGAACTTGCAAAGACATTTGAACAGAGAAATGACAACGGAATTGTTGCCTTAGTCCTTGCAAATAATGCTGGAATGAATCCGAAAGAATATAGACCGGGAGATGATCTTGATAGTTCTATTGCGAAAGATGCGAAGACACAGATTCAGTTTGCAATGGAAGGTGGAAGAGAAAAACCGCAAAAGGTAATCTGTTATTTCTGCCAGGCAGAATATGCAGACCTTGACACCGTACTGGATGAACTAGACAATGTAAAATTTGATTATCTTACATTCGGATCTGAATTACAGGAAGAACAGAAAACAAAAGTAATGAAGTGGATCAAAGAAACTAGAGAATCTGGAAAGAAAATCAAAGCAGTTCTTGCAAATGCAAAAGCTGACAACGAAGGAATTATTAACTACACAACAGAAAGTGTGACTGTTAATGGAATAGAATATGAAGCTGATAACTTTTGCTCAAGGATTGCAGGAATTCTTGCAGGCACACCGCTTACAATGAGCTGTACATATACAGTCCTGGATGATGTGGAAAGTTGCACAAAATTATCAAAAAAAGAAATGGATGAAAAGATTGATGCAGGAGAATTTATTGTGTTTAGGGATGGCGATTACATCCGTGTTGCAAGGGGTATCAATTCTTTAACAACCGTATCAGATACAAAGACAGATGATTTCAAAAAAATTAAGATGATCGATGTAATGGATCATGTTTCGACAGATCTTACAGATACGATCAAAAACAACTGGTTAGGTCAATATCCGAACAATTACGACAACAAATGCTTACTATTAGCAAATTGCCAGGAATATTTGGATGGACTTGTATCAAGAACGATTTTATCAAGTGCGTCAATCGAAATTGACATCGAAGGAAATAAGAAATACCTGGAGAGCAAAAACGAAGACACTGTGAACATGACAGAAGATCAGATCAAAAAAGCACTTACTGGGGAAAATGTTTTCTTAAGTTCACAGATGGGAATTCTTGATGCAATGGAAAACTTTAATATAGACATTGTAGTTTAGGAGGTACAAATGAAGACATTTGAAGATAATGATGTAATCAATGGTTCATGGGGAGAAGTATGGGTCGATAATGATTATATGGCACAAGCAACAGCACTGGAAGCAACGATCAAATTTACAAAAACAGACGTACCGCAGACAGGAAGGTTGAATTCAGGAAAAAAGGTAACGGGCATTGAAGGAAGCGGAACGCTGAAATTAAACCACGCTTCATCTTATTTCAAAAAAAGAATTCTGACAGATATCAAAAATGGAAAAAACACACCATGCACGATTATTTCGAACTTAGATGATCCGACAGTGAATGGAAATGAGCGAGTTAAATTGACGAATTGTACGTTCGACGAAGTGAAACTTGTTGACTGGGAAGCAAACAAGTTAGGAGAAGAAAGTATTCCATTTACATTTACAACAGCCGAAATGCTGGATACAATCGACGATTAGAAGGAGAAAAAGAATGAATTTAATTGATAAATTATTAAGCGTAGACAAAGAAGAACTGACAAAAGAATGTACAAAAACATATCACAGTAAGAACATGGAACGACTGACTGGAGATGGAGAGATTACGCTGCGAAAAGTCAAAGAAAGAAAGCTGAGAGAACGTGCATTAAATACATTGGACAAGAAAGGAAACTTACTCCTGGTAAATGCACATGATTCAGATCTCCTTGTATTGATGGACGGAGTAAAAGAACCAAACCTAAAAGATGAAAGACTTTTAGAACATTTTGGAGCAGCAACACCAAAAGACTTAGCTGAATTATTGTTTGATGGAGAGATACAGGAGATCTCAGATGCAATCAATAATTTTTACAAGGACCAGGAAGACGAAGCAACAGAGAATGATGTAAAAAACTAATCTATGAAGACGGAGAAATCAACACAATGTATTGGTTATTTCGTCTTCATAATATTTTACCAAGAGATTTTACAGAAATGAGCAGTCATGAACAAATGATCATGGCTGCTTTTGTACATCAAGAGATTGAGGACATTAGGAAGGAGAATGAACAACTAAATGGCAAATAGATTTGTAGATGCAACGTTGCGTTTAGTGGATAAGTTCTCCTCTCCGCTTTCCAAAGCAACCGCAGAAATGCAAGCGAAGGGAAGACAGATCCAGAAAACGGCAAATAGCATCAAAAGAACTGGAAAAAACTTAGAATCCGTAGGGACATCGTTGGAAAAAAAGGTAACGGTGCCGATTATCGGAATCATGGCCGCTTCTGGAAAAATGGCGGACACATTTGAAAAGGATATGGGGCAGGTAAACACACTGCTCGATAATCATAATCACTTGAAAAGCTATAAAAACATGGCAATCAAGACATCAAATGAAACAGGCATAGCACTGCATACGATATCCGAAGGAGTTTACCAGATGATTTCCAGTATTGGAGACTCTGGAACAAAAACACAAAAGATTTTCAATGTTGCGGCAAAAGCTGCAAAGGGTGGCGGATCATCTGTACAGGAATCCGTGGCACTGATCAGCTCTGCTATGAAGGGGTATGACAGTGTAAATGTAAAAACAGCACAAAGCATCTCAGACATGGCTTTTCAGACTCAGAAATTAGGGGTCACAACCTATAAAGAATTAGCGGCATCGATGCAACCGCTATTCCCGTTGGGAAAATCATTAAATGTGTCATACCAAGAACTCTTTGGATCTATGGCAACCTTGACAGGTGTTACTGGCAATACTGCGGAAGTTACAACACAGATGAAAGGGTTGTTCACAGGTTTGTTAAAACCAACAGAATCCATGAGCAAACTGATGCAGAAATACGGCTATGAAAATGGTCAGGCTATGATAAAAGCAGAAGGAATGCAGGGAGTGCTGAAAATCTTGCAGAAAGAAACAGGTGGGCAGTCAAATAAGATGGCTCAGCTTTTTAGCAATTCAAGAGCATTAACCGCAGCGTTGGCACTGACTGGAAGCCAGTATGAAACGTTCAAAGAGAAGACTGCAAAGATGGGGAAAGCTCAGGGATCAACGGAAAAAGCTTTACAAGATATGCAGACATCTATGAGTAAGCTTCGAAAAACAATCAATGTTGTAAAAAATTCATTAACTGTATTTGGAAGTGCAGTATTACAGGTAGTAGTACGGCCAGCAACAAAGGCAGCGAACAAGCTCAGCGAGTTGACAGATAGATTTTCGAAGTTGTCTCCAGAAACGCAGAAATTTATTGTGAAAGTAGCATTGATTGTAGCGGCAGTTGGTCCGGCGATCGTGATTATCGCGAAACTAACACAAGGAGTTGGTGCGCTGTATTGGAATGTCGGAAGAATGATAAAAACTGTCCAAGGGGCAGAAAGTTTTGCTTCTTTAATTACTCCGGGTGGAAAAATTGTTTTGATCTTGACAGGAATTGCAATTGCTGCGGTTTTGGTTTACAAAAATTGGAATAAAATTACGGCAGCAGCAAAAAATATGCAAAAAACGGCAGTCACAGCATTGAATGCAGCAGGCGTTGATACGAAAAAACTAGGATCAACTGTAAAGAGCATTGCTAAGACAGCTAGTTCAGCATTTGGAACGATAGGAAAAGGAGCAGGAAAGATTATAAGTGGCTTAAGACCAGTAGCAACATTTCTTTCTGGAGCATTTAAAAAAGCATTTACTATCGTTTTATCATTTGTAGTAGCAAGATACTCAGGATGGCTAAAATCGACGATTGATGTTGTACATGGAGTCACAACAGCATTTAAAGGAATTATAGAATTTATTTCAGGCGTATTTACTGGAAACTGGAAAAAGGCGTGGAATGGAGTAAAAAATATATTCAAGGGAGCGTTTGAAGCACTTGTTGGCATTGCAAAAGCTCCACTTAATACAGTGATTGGACTTGTGAATACAGCGATCAGTGGATTAAATAAAGTTAGCGTAAAAATTCCATCATGGGTGCCTGGAAAATATGGTGGAAAACAATACGGTATCAATATTCCTAAGATTCCAATGCTAGCAAAAGGGACAAATAACTGGAGCGGTGGAATTGCGCAGATCAATGAGAAAGGTGGAGAAATTGTAGATCTTCCAAGAGGAAGCAGAGTTTATCCACACGACGATTCTGTCAGAATGGCACGGAATGAAGGAAAGAAAGTCTACAAGATAGAAAAACTTGCGGACACAATCATCGTAAGAGAAGAAGCTGACATTGATAAAATTGCTGAAAGAATTGCAGACAAACTAGAAGCAGTACCAGCATAAGGAGAACGTTATGGAAATATGGTTAAACAATGGAAATGACAAGATCCGGTTCCCGGTATTGCCATCAAGTTTCAAAATCGGAACGTCACAAAACAACACGTCAGAAAATGTGCATAGAAAAGGAGAAATAAATCTGTTAGGCGAAAGGAACTTAGAAACAGTAGAGCTAAGTTCCTTTTTTCCAGCTCAGGAATATGATTTTTGTCAGTACAAAGGATTTAATACAAATCCATATACGTACATCAATAAGATAAAGGACTGGAAACAGAACAAGATCACTCCGACACTTGTGATAACTGGAAGAGCCGATTTTAACAAGTATGTATCTATAGAATCTTTGGAGTATGGAGAAGAAGATGGATCAGGAGATGCAGCATTTACAATCAGTTTAAAAGAGTACATCACAATATCTTATTCAGAAACAAAGAAAAAAACATCGGGAGGGAAAAAAGTAAAAAAGAAATCTGGAAAGAAAAGAAACTCAAAGAGTAAAAAGACTATAAAATATACCGTTCGATCTGGAGATACATTAAAAAAGATTGCCAAGAGCAAAACAGGAAAATCTGCCAACGCTTCGAAGATCTATGCAAAGAATAAAAGCGTGATCGAAAAAGCGGCAAAAAAACATGGTAGAAGAAGCAGTAGTAAAGGAAGATATATTTATCAGGGAACGAAGTTGGTGATAACGGTATGAAAATTACATGGAAAGGAAATGACATATCTGATCTGGTTAATACAGTAACGTGGTCAGGAAGTGCTTATTCATCTGCACGATCCTTAGAATTTGCTCTTCCAAATCCAGCAGGAGATCCGAATGTAAAAACGCCAAACATAAAAACAGGCGATCTTATTTGTTTTTATGATGGTTCCAAGAAAAAGTTTCATGAAAAAGTTACAAAAAGAGAACGAAAAGGCAAAGCAAGTACAATAAGCTATACAGCGTTCGACAAAGGAACGTACAAATTCAAGAAAAAAACGCCTGAACAGATCACAAGACTGATTTGCAAAGATCTGAAAATTAAAGTAAAAAACATTGCAAAAACAAAAGTAAAAATTAAGAAAATGCTTTTTACAGATAAAGAATATTACAACATGATTCTTGCAGCGTATACAAAAGCCCGAAAAAAAACAGGAACAAACTACCAGATCTTAATGGAAGGTGATCAATTATCAGTGATCAAAAAAGGAAAAATGTTAGATGTTACGCTAAATCAAAGCGAAGGCATAACAGAATCAAGTTATGAAGAAACAACTGATAACATGATCAACAAGGTTGCAATTTACAACTCCAAGAACAAAAAAATCGGTACAGTATCTAATAAAAACTGGATCAGCACATATGGAACATTTCAGGATTCTTTATCTGTTGAAAAAGGAAATGGAAAAAAAGAAGCAAAGAATACCTTAACAGGATTAGAA